TATAAGATATTATGTTTTAGAAAGCTTCATTTATTTCCTCCTTGTGGGGAGGTCGCCTCCCCTATTTGTAGTTGTTCGTTGCAATGATACGAAGAACTGCACCAATTAATATGAAAAGAGGAATGTTATGCCTACGTATAATTATATCTGTCCAAATTGTGCAAATAAATTTGAAGTTAACAAAAAAATATCGGAATACAATCCCCATGAGGTTTGCCCTGTTTGTGGAGAAAAATCAAATAGGGATATGACTAAGAATTTTTGTAATGGTAATTACATTGTAAATATGAGTGGATTTTACGGCAAGACTTCCACTTGACGAGGAGGAATATAAATGCCAAGAGCAAAATCTATGGTAAAGAAAAGTAAGCAAAAAAGTGCGACTGCTAATAAACGAAAAGTATGTACCAATTGTAATAGAGATTTACCATTGTTGGATTTTTATACAGTGTCCAATCCGCTTTTATCAAGTGATGGCAAGTATGTAAACATATGTAAGGAATGTTTTAAATCAAGTTCATTAAATATTGATGGCTCTTTGAATATTGATAAATTTAAAAATGCACTTATGTTAATCGACAGACCTTTTATCCCAGCGGCTATAGATGCAGCCGCAAAAAGAGTTGCAGGATATGTCGAAGGAAGTAGAAAAAAACGTTATGACCTTATTGGCGCTTATATGCAAATAATCGGAATAACAGCGCATTACTCAAAGCTTAGTTATTTAGAGGGCGAGGAACTGGTAAAGAACAATCCTGATTTAGCCCAGATGGGAACACTTGACCCTAACAATATGCCACGATATACTGCTGAGAAAAAAAAGGAAACTGCTTCTGTTAATGATAAAAGTTTTGAAGTAACAGATGAAATACTCGATAGGTTCGGTGAGGGCTATAGAAAGAATCAGTATTTCAAAATGCAAAAGAAATATGATAAGCTTAAACAAAACTATCAGCTTACCACCAATCTTCATGAAGAAGCACTTGCAACTTATGTAAGATTCAAGGTTAAGGAAGAAGAAGCGACTGCCGCTGGCGATGTAGGTTCTGCTGAAAAATGGAATAAGGCAGCACAGGATGCCGCAGAGAAAGCAAAGCTTACTCCTAAACAGCTCACTCAGGCTGATTTACAGGGCGGAGTTACAGCTATTAGTGAGTTATCTAAGGCTGTCGAAGAGGCTGTTGATATTATTGAGATACTTCCACGTTTTAAATACGCTCCAAATGATGCACCAGATTTTATAATTTGGTGCTATATTAATTTCTGTCGAAAGCTTAGAGGATTACCTACGGTTGATTATAGCGAAGTGTACGAGTTTTATGATAAGAAGAAAGAAGAATATATTGCTCAGTATGGCGACCCATATGGCATATTCACTGGTGATACAGCAGAAAAAAATCGGGACACCGTAAATAAATTCATTCAATTGCCACAAGATTATAATTCGGATGGTGATAGCGATGGCAAATGATAGAGTTAAAAATCTCAAAGATGACACTTTGTTTGGCAGGAATATCGCCAATTACCATGATTTTATTAGTTGGGCGAGGTGGTATCCTGATTTACTTTTAGATATGATTAAACCGCCCAAAGGTGGTCTTAATCTACATTTAGACCAAAGAGTTTTTTTAAGATGTGCTGTTCGTTTTTTTAGTATGTACGGAGATTTGCCGCGAGGTGCTTCAAAGACTTTCTGTGAGGTTTTAGCAGATATTCTTGTTGCAATACTATTTCCAAACGTAACACTTGCTATTTCTGCTCAAACCAAAGAAAATGCCGCAGACCTTTTGGCTGCAAAATGGAATGAGCTTACTAAGTTATATCCCTTGCTACTTGGAGAACTTGCGGAAAAACCAAGGTTCTCAAAAGGAACTGCATCTATAAAATTTAGAAATGGTTCTGAAGTCGATGCAATTGCTAATGCTCAATCATCAAAGGGACAACGTAGAAATCGTTTAAGTATTGAAGAGTCAGCGTTGCTTAACAATGCTTTATTCGAGGATGCACTTGCTCCTGTAGTTGAAGTGCCGCGATTGACTGTTGGCAAACTTGGAATATCAGACCCGTGCGAACTAAATCAGCAAATTAACTTTTTTACTACTGCTGGGTTTAAAGGAAGTGATGAACACGCAAGGCTGCTTAGCATGGTCGATGAAATGGAAAACCTTGAAGGTAAAATTGTGATTGGAGCAAACTGGATGTTACCATGTTGGTATGGTCGTGGGTCAAGCAAAAGTCAGATACTTAATAAAAAGAAAAATATGTCACCCGTGGCATTTAATATGAACTACGAACAAACATGGAGCGGTGCTTCAGACGGTGCGCTTGTCAACATTAATAAGTTATTAGATTGCAGAGTTCTGAGCAAGCCTATTTTAAGTAGTAACAAAGTTGATGATGAATACTATATTGGAGTGGACGTTGCTCGAAGTCAAAAAGCCACCAATAACCAATCTTCAGTCGTTGTTGGTAGGGTCAAAAGAAACTCGGATAAGTCACGTATTGTGGCAATTGATATTGTTAACATTATTAAGATACCCAATATAATGAACTTTACCGCACAGGCAATTAAAGTTAAACAAATTCAAAAACAATATAATGCAAAAATGGTAATTTGCGATGGCAATGGTTTGGGAGCTGGTCTTATCGACCAATTGCTTACTGAAACAATTGACCCTCTTACAGGAGAGAGTCTTGGTTGCTGGGACACTGTTAACGATGATAACCAACCTGAAATACCATACTCGCCTAAGATTTTATACAATCTAAAAGCTCAAAGTCATCAAAACGATATAGTAACAACATTTATAGATTATGTAGATTCTAAAAAACTAAAGTTACTTGAAAGAAGGCTGGATAGTGATTTTACTGAAGCTGAATGGCAGGACTCAGATAACAACATTCGTCCGTTTATCGAAACCGATGCGTTCATTGAAGAAGCTGCGAATCTCAAATTGAAGCACTTATCAAATGGTGGAGTTACCATTGAACGAGTGGCAAAGAAAGTAGATAAGGATAGAGTGTCTGCATTAATATATATGCTTTGGTACATTGATAAATTTGCCAAAGATTTATCGGTTGACGAAGAATATGCAAGTTGTGTATTCGTGGATTAAAAATAAAGAAAGGAGGGGCAAATGGCTAAGATAAATAAAATTACAAAACATAAAGATACATCGAATTATGAAGTAAATAGTTATTGGCATAGATGTGATGTTACTACAGCTAATTATTATAATATCTTATCAGATTATAGTTTTGGACATCTTGTTAGAATTATTCAAGAGCCTATGATTGATGTAAATAATTCTGAGCTTAGAGATATTTCAAGAAGAATATATTCAAGTGATGGTATCACAAGGAATACCTTTGATTATATATCCGCACTTCCTTCTTTAGATTATATAGTTACAAGCTACACAAATGATAACAAATCTAAGATAAATAAAGAAGTTGTACGATATGCAATGAAAAAAATCAAACATAAGCAATTTGTGAGAGATGCTATTCTCAAAGGTTGTATTGATGGCATTGCATTCTATTATCTTGACACTACTGTTAGCAAGCCTAATAACCAGAAGTTTGTAAGCAAACTTAAAGCTCAATCAATTAGTGAGGTAAATGCTTTAAAACCCAAACTTGCTAAGATTAATGCCTCGATAAAATCGTTACCCACTGACTATTGTCGTATTATGGGTACGGTAAATAATTCATATGTCGTTGGATTTGATTTGGCTTATTTTGAAAGTGGTTTGGAATCCCCAGCGGATAAGTTGAAAAAATACCCTACCGAGTTTACAATCGCTTATAACAAGTGGATGAAAGACAAGAATACAAATCAGATATTTATTCTTGATAACACTAAAACAATAGTGCATAAAATATCATCTAACTTAGATGAGCCTTGGGGCAGACCTCTTGTACTCGCTGCAATTGAGGATATTTTGTATTCTGATTATTTCAGAAACACTAAGAGAAATCTTTTGGATAACGTAAATAACAAGATTATATATCAGACATTCCCTGAAGGAAAGACTGCTGGAACATCTGCACTGAGTAAACAACAGCAAGAGGAACAGCATAATGCCGTAAAGGGAGCTGTACAGAAGAAGCAAGGTGTTAATGGAACTACATTCTTCTCGGTTGCTGCTGGCACAAAGATAGGAAGCATAGACGTAAAGACAGACCTCTTTGATAATGATTACGAAAGTAATCTCGACACAAAGGTTGGTACGGATTTAGGTTTTGCTGCTTCGTTACTTAATGCAAGTGGTACTACTTCATTTAGTTCTCAGCAGACAAACCTTGAACTGGTTACTTCTCAGATATTTGAATGGATTGAAGGTATAGTTTCTGAGTTGAATAAGGTTATCAATTACAATATTCTTGGTTTAAATTATGTTGATGTTGAGGTAAACTACTTGCCTATAACACACTTAAATAGAGATAAATACTTTAAGACAGCAAAGGAATTATTTACTATAGGAAGAGGTTCGCTTGCTTATCTTGCTAATTGTGCTGGTTTATCAAAGGAAGTATTTTTTGCAATGTTGGATGAACAGCTTGAAGAAGGTGTTATGGATAAGTACCCAGTAAATGCTACTTCTTTTAACACATCAGGCAATGATAATCAGGGTGGTCGCCCCACAAATGAGAACCCTACAAATGAGAACACCATTAAAAGTAAAACTAATAATTCTAATGGTCAGCCTAAACCCAATAATTAATGGAAAGGCGGTGATAATATGAAGACGGTTCTTGAAATGGGAAGTAGAAAAACAAAAAGTGGTAGACGTTATGTAAAAATGGCGTTGCATACTATTCATCAAAATGATGAAGATGTTCAAGATAATGGACTTCACTGGGTAAAAAAGTATGTTTTAAACAATATTGATACTGCTATTAATATGCCTATTTGTGTCGAGTTTACAGATGACTCTAAGACAGTACCTCTTGGTCACGGATATACAGACCAGATAGAAGATGAGAATGGAAACCCCATGCCTGTATTTGAGAACTCGGAAGTTGTTGGTGTAATTGAAAAAGCTCAAATTGAAACAATTACTGTAAACGATTCTGAAGTGGAAGTGCTTGCTGGCGAAGGATATTTATTTGACCAACGCTATCCCAATTTTGTAAAATGGCTCAAATCTAATATGGAGACAAACACAATTAAATCATCTATTGAGTTGGTTGGAACAGAAGAAAATAATAATCAAATCGTTTATGACGGAGAGGTAACACCAGAACATAGAACTCCGATGGTATATTCTTACTCAGGAACAGCAATTTTGAGCGTAAAAGAGGCTGATGAAAATGCAGTTGTATTGGAAGCTGCTTCTTTAAATAAATTTAACGACAAAGAAAGTGAGGTAAATGTAATGGATGAAAAGACACTTGGTCTGATTGCTGATGCCGTAAGGGGCGCAGTAACAGAAACAAATGCAAAAAATGCCGAGTATGAGGCTAAGATTACAGAACTTAATCAGACAATTGCTGATAAGGATTCTAAGATTGCAGAGCTTAACGCTTCTGTGCAAGAGATTCAGGTAGCTCTTGATACAGTTAGAGCTGAAATTGAGCAGAAGGGCAAGGAGCTTGATGCTGCTTGGGAAGAAAAGAGAGCGCTTGAAATTGCTCTTGGAGAAGCAAAGGCAAAGGAGAGACTTGGCGAACTCAATTCTGCAATCGCAGGATTTACAGAAGAGCAGAAAAATTTTGCGAAGGATGAAATTGAGAAGTTTAATGCTGACCCTGTAAATGTAGAAATTAATACTGTAATTGATGCTATATACCGTGGTATTGGTAAGCAGTCAGTAGAAAAGAAAGACGAGCCTGTTGTTGAAATTAATTCTTCTGCTGATATTTATGGCGAGGTATTTACAGCTAAGTCTACAATTAGCAATGCTAATGAAGGTTCTATTTATTAATTAAAAGAAAGGATGGTTTTGTTATGGTAAAGGTACACACAATGAAAATGATTGAGCATTTTGGCGATAGTTATCCCAATGTTACAGCACACGCAGATTTGATTAATGGCGCACTTGTTGGTCTTACATACACTGGCGCTTCAAAGGTGACTAAAGCTCCCACAACTGGCGAGAAGCTTTATATTGTTATGAATACTCAGGAGGGCGATAACGAGTATGCTCTCACATATCCCATTGCACAGGGAGAGTATGTAAATCTCTTTGACCTTGCTGATTGGGTAGGTATGGAACTTGACGTTTCCAAGGAGAACGTTACTGGTACATTTGCAAACATTGCTGTTGGTGACACTCTTACATTTGATGCTACAACATTCAAGTTTAAGGAAGCTTCTGCTACTGCTGGTGACATTTGCTTCAAGGTTACAGCTCTCACAACAACTGGTGTAAGAGTTCTTGTACAGGTTGCTACTGCTTAATTTGAAAGGAAAGGAAGGTAATAAAATATGAGAACATATGAAATTAATGAAATGAGTGGTTGCCGTAAGGACATCATTCACAGCGAACTTAATTCTAACTCACCCATTGTTGCAACTTATTCGGCAATGGTAAAGGGCGAGTCTGTTGGTGATATTAAGGATGTCAAGGGCAATCTCGTAGGTGAGAAGTGCGCTAATGCTATTAAAGAGCTTAATGCTCGTGCCGAAGCTGGCGATATGTCTGCCATTTCTGAGCTTAACGCTATCAGAAGCTATGTTGTAAATCCTGAGATTCTTGAAAGCATCAAGCTTTTCGGTTTCTTCGGTGGTTATGAGCAGCTTGGCTATGGCGATACAGTAGAGCGTAAGGTTATAAAGCAGAGCCTTAATACAAGAGGTCAGGCTCTTAATGGTGATGTTCCTTTCAGCTTCAACTATGCTGATAAGTATAATGTTCCTACAACTTCTCTTGCTGCTGGTTATGAGGTAGATTATCGTAAGGCTCAGTTTGGTGATATGTCTGCTGAGAATGCTCTTATCGAGAACATTAAGACAGATATGTTTAACAAGGCTGCTTCTTACGCATTTGATAAGGTAGTATCTGCTGTTAGCAATGCTGACATAAAGAACTTTGCTTCTGGTGTTACAAGAGCTAACGTACAGGGCGTTCTTAATAAGGCTCGTCCTTTCGGTAAGGTAACACTTCTTGGTGACACATCTGCTGTTATTAAGCTTAATGATGTTGCTACATATTCTGATGGTCAGGTAACTCCTTACCTCAATATTTCTCAGGAGGCTATGGAAGAGATTAGAAAGAACGCTTATGTTTCTTCTCTTATGGGTGCTTCTGTACTCGGCTTTGATAATGCTTATGACCTTACTAAGCCTAACGCTGCTGGCACTTGGTTCGACAAGCTTGTATCTGACAGATACATCTTTGCTGTTCCTGCTGGCGTAAATTCACCTATCAAGCTTTGGACTCGCGGCGGTCTTACATCTATGACTGGCACTGATGTTACAACTGGTAAGCTTCTTACAAGATATGACCTTGAAGTTGCTGCTGATGTTGCAAAGGGCGAAGAGTACAAGATTGGTGTTATTGACACAGCGGGCTAATACAAAATAAAAATATGGGGCGATTCATTTCGCCCCATTAATTTAAAGGAGGAACTATAATTATGCTCAACATGAGTGAGAACATTAGTATAAAAAACATTACCAGTTTCCCTGTGGGATTTAGGAGAATTAATGGTCAGGGCGAAGTCAATCTTCCTCCCCACACAACTATTCTTTGTGATAGAGCAGAAATTGTATCTCAGGTTCAATCAGGAAATATTCAGTTTTGCGGAGAGAATCATGATTCTTCTCACCCTTATATTTATATAGAAGATAAGGAAACAAGAGTCTATGTAGGTCTTGAAACCGAAGAAGCTCCTCAGTCTATTATAAGTAAAGAAAAAATAGAAAAGGCGTTTGCAGTTAAAACAAAGAAGGCTTTTGAACAGGCAATTATGAGTCTTGCCGTAACGTTTGCCGAAAAGAAGTTGCTTGTTGAATCAATCAAGGAACTTGGCATAAACGATTATAATAAGATAAAATTTGTAGAGAAGTATACTGGTATGGCAATCAATGATGACGATAACGACTAAGGTGGTGATTTGCATTGGGTGACGTAACAACAAAAGCTGAAGTTATCCAAAGTTTTCGCTCTCACCCAATGGCAAAGAAAGCCTTGCCAGAGGGTCTGGAAGATGAATGGTTTGATTCTGCTTTGGCACAATATGAAACCGATATTGACGAGCTTGGGTACGATTCAGATGAATCACAATTCGATTCAAAATTAAAACGTGGAGTTGTATATACTTTAGGGTTAATCATGTATATGGAATATCTTACGCGAGAATTATCAAGAGCCGAAAAACTCAATGGTTTTAGAGGCAAGGACATTCAATTAACTGGTAGCGATGCTTCTAAAAATGTAACCTATAAAGATTTACTTTTTGAAAAAGAAAGGGTACAAGAACTTCTTCATAAACAGAAAGCCCATGCCTTCAATTAAATGGGGTGATTAAATGGACTCAACAAATTGGTATATTATTGACCCCCAACCTACAATGAATAGCGGATTTGAAAATGAAGAATGGGATAATTGGGTTGGAGATAGTTTTGATGAAGTGTTGACTGAAACCAAACTTGGACAAAATGTTATGTTGTGTAATGGACTGTATGATAAAGAGACTGGCGAGTTTGAAACCGAATTTAAAACAGAGGCGGTTATTCAGAATGTAACTCCTGATGCGTATACTCAGGGCTGGAAACGTCAAATTCTCACACGTATTTCAGATAATCTTGCAGATTATAAATATATCAAAGTTAAAGATACAAAAGATAATTGGCAGATTTATCTCATAATGACTATGCCTGATAGTAATCATATGTATACCAAGGCTGTAATTCATGAATGTAATTATACTTTACGTTGGCAAGAGAAAACAACTGGTACAATTTTTGATTATCCCTGTTTTGTCGAAGATGCCTCTCAATATAACACGGGTCGCAACAATGTAAATAGTGTTATGTGGACTCCATACAATCAACTTATGGCTTGGATGCCGTTTGATGATAACACAATTGATTTGCACCGTGATATAAGAATGTTTATTGATTACACATCGAATATACAACCAGCCGTTTATACAATAACATCAACTTCTAAAGTTCCTTATTCCTATAATGAAAATCGTATTGTTCGTATTACGTTTACTGAATCTGAATACAATCCAGACACAGACTGTATTGACCTTATGATTTGTGATTACTTTAATCCCGAATACATACCCCAACCTATTGGAACGGTAGAGATAATTTATACTGGCAAACCACAAATCAAGATAGGCGGACGTAAAACCTTCAGGGTAGAAAGTGAATATGAGGCAACATTCTCACTGGTAATGATTGATATGCTAATCAATAAAGTAACCTTGGAACAAGGTAATAATCAATGTATTGTAAAATGTGTAAATGATGAAGATATAATTGGAAGTCATTTCAAACTGGTTGCTGCCGCTCATGGTAGAGAATCTGAATTATTAATAACCATAAAGGGGGTAATGTAAATGCCAAATAGCTCTCTTGTAATTGAAGCAAAGAACAAAATGCTTATTGCCATGCAGAATGACCCTGAGATAATTGAATCGCTTGATATTCAATCTGATGAAGATATCGAGGATTTAATTGGCACTCGTCTATTCCCCCATTGGTTTGTACCCAAAACTCAGGAAACCGTCAAAACATATATTTGTATTGAAGCTGGTGTCGATGCGTTTGAAAAAAGGTATTCTTCTGCCGTGACCCCGAAAATGTATGATATCGCCACTATTAAGATATATGTATTATCACATGAAAATGATTTACATATGAATAAGGCTGGAATATCTGCATTAAGAACCGACTACATTTCTTGCCTGATAGATAAGAAATTCAATGGTTCTTCTGAATATGGTATAGGCAAATTGCAACGCATAAGTAATAATCCTTTTAGTTTAAAAGATAATGTGTATCGTTATAGAGAAATTGTATTTAGAGCAACTGACCTAAACGATGGGGTATGCGATTGATATGTTTGCAGTTGATGAAATTAGATTACTAACTGGACAATCGTTTGATATTGGTGTTGGACTAACATTACATCAACCAAGTATGCGAGAAATTGCAATGTTGGGAGAAAATGAATATATTGCTGCGGTTAATGCTTTTACAGCAGAACCTTTTGACGTTCCATATTACTTAGCTCAGTTAGACATAGATTTTGAAAAGGTCACTCCGTTTCAACTGTTTGGATTGCTTGTTCTGTCCTTGCCACATCAATCTACAAAACTCTTATTTGGTGATTTAGATTTTTCAAAGTTCTTGCTTGTCGAGTCCGAAAATCAAGGTGAGTATGTATACGCACATCCAAATGGAATAATTATAGATTCGCTTACCCGTGAACGAATTGCCGATAATATACGGCGTATGCACGGTTTGCCAAAGAATATATTGAAATCGTGTGAAAACAAAACAGCCCATGACCTTATGATTTATCAGCAAAAAAAAGAAATAGCTCGTGCGCAAAGAAAAAGAGAATTATTTGGAGAGCAATCTGCATATGGTTCGCTTATATCTTCATTGGCAAGCGAGTGGCACAGCTATGATGATGTTTTAGATTTGAAGGTTGGACAGTTTTTTGATGCTGTTATAAGATTGGGCTATAAAAGACAAGCTGATAATCTTTGCAGAGGAATATATAACGGAAATATTTCTCTCAAAGATATTAATAAAAAAGACCTTGATTGGATGCGTCCAATCAAGACAAAAACATTATAAAGAAAGGTGGTACATATATGTCAATAAATAGTATTGCTATTAAACAGATTATAGGCGCTTGGGCGTTTGATTCTTCTGATGACGTTAAGTGGATGTGTTCTCAGGTTGAGAATCTTCAGATTACTCAGGACGGTGAGACAACTGAAAAGAAAGATGCCAATGGTTCTACAATCTTTACAATTGACCGTAACAAGTCTTGTAAGATTACATTTGATTCTTCTGTTCTTGACCTTGCCCTCGTAGCTGCACTCAATGGTACTGAGAAGATTGAGGCTACAAATGAAGTTCCTATAAGAACTCCTTATATCGAGAGATTTGAGCTTAAAGCCGCTGATGTATCTAACGGATATGTCGCTCTTGCTAAGACACCCGTTGCTGAAGTTGGTGGCGGATATAAGATTTCCTTCCATACTCTTACTGAGGATAATTCACTTGAAAGCAACTATGCACAGGTTGGTTCTGCTGCAACTTCAACCAAGTTCTATTATGATTCGACAAATAACAGAATCTACTTCCCTACTGACACTGATGTATTTAAGGCTGGCTGCAAGATAGAGGTTATCTATGAGATGAGTGTAACTGCTGGTGTTAAGGTTACTAATGCTGCCGACAAGTTCCCTGATGCTGCAAAGGTTAGAATGCTTGTTCTTGCAGTAGACCTCTGCGACCAGACAAAGGTACGTGCGCTCTGGATTACTGCAAAGAACGCGAAGCCTGAAACTGGTAACACAATTGGATTTAACCTTGACGATACCATCAGTGTATCTCTTAATCTCGCTTACAGCTATTGCGACAAGAGCAAGGATTTCTACGAGATTACTGTTGCAGACGAAACATTCACTTGGTAAGGAGGTGCTTCTATGGCATCTCTCGTTGAATGCTTTATTTGTGGAAAAGAACACGAATACTGTGAAACTTGTGGTAAAATACATAGTTGGAAGTATGTTGCTGACACTTATGAGCATTATCAGATTTACATGACTATCGAAGAATTTAGACGGGGTGTTCTTACTAAGGAACAGGCAATTTCTATTTTTTCAGAGAAATGTAATGTTAATGCAGATGATGATTTGTCATGGATGCTTCCTAACGTAGAAACAGGAGTTCGTGAGATTATTGGTGATAAAAAGAAAGTTACCAAGAAAATAAAAAAAGATTAATTTGAAAGGGGTAAGTTGATTACGATTGACTTGCCCCTATTTTTTACACAAGGAGGAAAAAGTTGAGAATCGTTGCATTAGACCAAAGTACAACTGCTGTTGGTGTATGTTTATTTAATAATGATGTTCTTGAAAAATATTTCTTAATTAAACCAAAAAAGAAAAAAAGAATTACGGAACTTACGGTTCAAAATGACAAGGAGAACCACATTTACTATTTAGAAATGCCTGAAGAAATGTATGCAATAACATTATTGCGCATTACTGAGATTGTAGATTTTTTAGAACAATTTATTATTGATATCAAACCAGATGTGGTTTACTTTGAAGAAATATTTGAAAATGGAAATCCAAAGGGGTACAAATCCCTTGCAAGATTACAAGGCTTCGTAGCTCATTTATGTCATAAATTGAATATACCCTATAAAATAGTTGAAGAGAGTAAGTGGATAAAATCTTGGGGTACTTACGATAGAACAATCAAACGCCCAGAACGAAAAGCCGATATAATGAAGAAAGTAAATGACCTTTATGGTCTTAATATAACAGTTGACGATTTGTCTGATAGTATTGGTATAGGCAAATATGCAACAGAAAATGAAAAGGAGAAATAGGTATATGAATATTTCAGATGTATGGGGAAAGAATTTTGCCATTAAAAATATATCTAAGAAGATTAATGGCACAGTAGTTGAAATCAAAAGTTATGTAGATACTGATATGTTTGC